TTAACTTGCTTGGTGTACGCCATACCACGAGCCAGAGCTTTTGTGTAACGAGCCGACAGTGAGTCGTACAGGTTATCTTCAATTGCTTCTTCGGTCAGGGAGAAACCCAGAGCGATGGTTTCGTGGTTGTATCGTGCCGACCATGCTTCTTGTGCATTGTCATAAGCGATGGCAGAACCTTCGTTTTTAACAGGTGCAGCGGAGAAGCCAGACAGTTTGGTCTCTTCTTCGAACGAACGCTCGGAGGTCTCAGTTTCGTAGATCTCTTTGTGTTGCTCACCGTAGGTGGCGTACTCCAGACCGAACAAAGCGTTCAGGCCCGGGAGCAGTTCTTTAAGTAGTTGTGCGCGTGAAATAGCCATTATTTAGCTCCTTAGATGCCGGTGGCGTTGTAGTACGAATGATAGCCAAAGTTGAACTTAACAATCAGTTCAACGAAGTTACCAGACGCGTTAGCAGTATCAGGTACAACGTCCACAATGCGCAGTGGCAGAGAAGTCGTAGTTGCACCAGCAGCGGTGTAGATACCATTTTTAGAATCACCAGTAGTGGTCGAGCCAGTGTTCAACACCAGACGAGCGTTCGAACCGACAACTGTTTGGCCCAGATAGGCTGGCAGCAGACCGGAAGTTACGTCGTTAGAAGTGGTACCAGCAACCAGAACACCTTTGTACAGAGTGTCAGGATCATCAGCGATGATAGCAACAGCATCCGAAGCAACCGTGCCGGTAGGCCAGAATTGCGAGAACACTTTCTGCTTGGTAACAGGGCTAGTAAACGAGCAACCCATGAAGACACCGACAACACCAGCCAAAGGCGATGCGTCATCAGCCAGCGGAGATACTTGGATTGTGCCACCAGCAACCAGCGTAACAACATCACCATAGAAGATGTTGGCAGCGTAGCCAGAAGCGATAGGCAGATTACGAGTAGAACCCGCAAACACCTGACCGCCGATCAAATTGATCGGTTTTAGGCCGTACGGGCCCGAGATGATTGGATAAGCCATTAAAGACTCCTATTTAATTAAAAAAGTTAACGTCCTTTGCCGAACGACGTAGAAGATTTTTTCTCTGCGAACAGAGGCATCCTCGGGTCATTCTCTCGCATCAGACTGTTATCTACAGCTTGCGTCTGGGCTTGGGTCTGGTTGGCGTAATGGGCATTACGCTGTTCCACAAACTCAGATGGCGTTTTGCAGAGTAACAATCCACCGATCTCAATGTTGTCCTTAAAGCGACTACCCGGATCGATTAGCAGTTGAAACTTTGGTTGTTCGTTCGCCTTAACTGGCTCCCAACCCTCACGGAGTTTTCCGCTTAGGTTACGTGGGTCTGCCTTTTCTAAGGTTGAGACACGAATCCATCGATACGAAAATCCCGGCTGCTTATCTGGTTCAGGCAAAAGCTCTGCTGGTGCCCACTGCTTAGGGCGCACCTGCGTTACACGGGTTTCTAATTCACGACTAAGTCTGTTTTCAGCCATTACGGGCCTCCATTTTCTGTTTTTCACGGGCGTACTGTTCGGGGGTTAAACCTAGCTTCTTGGCAAGAGCAATCTCAGATTGCTTCAGCGTCACCTTTTTGGAGGATGTGCTGCGAGTTGCCGATGCGACGACCGTGGCTGGTTTTTCTGTACGCTGTGCGGACCGTTGGTCGGCATCAGACGTTGTGGCTTCGAATCTTTCGGGGAACCGACGCTTCATTGTTGCGTCTACGGCATTCCAGTACTCGTTGGTGGACGGGTAGCTGTCGCCATGTTCCTTGACTAGCTTTTGGTGTAGGCCAAGTGCCAAACTAGTCATTTCCTCGTCCTGACCGAACCATGTGTTGCGCTCTCGCCACGCAGCAGCCTTTGGGTCAGGACGAGGTACTTGGACCTCAGAGTTACTATTTACGCTACTTTCCGGAATTTGTAAAGAGGGTTGATACTCTTTTGCCCGTTGCAGCTTAAAATTAACCTGATTTAGTTGTTCTTGAGCAGCTAAAAGCTTGTCAGTGTCACCAGCATCGTAGGCTTCCTTGTACGACCGGCGAGCCATTTCCATCTCCATCTCGGCTGCGGTTTTGTACGTATCGATGTAGCTTTTCTCACCTTCCAGATACTTGGTACGCAGAGTTTTATTCTCGTCCAACATCTTTTGGGCAAACTTAACAGCTTCCTGTTGCTCACGAAGGGCTTGTTCTTTTTCCCGGCGCTCGTCATGCCAGACCTTTTTCATCTGTTTCAGGCGAATCTTCACCTTCTCAGAGTAGTCTTCCAGCTCATCTGCTTCCAACTCATTAACGAGTTCTTTAGGAAGTGGGGCACGGTTACGGTCCGGCTCAGGGGTATCATCCTCAACTACTAGGTCGAAGTCCTCATTATCGGCTTCCGGGGCGGCTTTCTGTTTGGCTTCCTTTTCATCTGGGAATTCAAACTCCGTCATTTCCATTTTGTTCATAGTTGCTCCTTATGCGCGGCTAATGCCACGTGGATCTTGCACTGTAGCCTCAACTGAATCGTCATTGATCATCCGGAACTCACGACCGTGGATTTTCATCCGGGTACCAGAATTGGGACGGCAAAGAACGAAGTCACCTTCTTTACACCAAGGGCCTGTTGGGAATTTTTCTGGGTCTTTATAGCAATCCGGACCCATCTTCACTACAAAAAATACCGTTGCCAGTACTTCTTCGTGATGCTTGGTCATATCTGACTTATACAAACCGCTTTCAAACTTTTCTTCTGCCTCTGGAATGGCCACAAGCATGTGGTACCCCGAAGGATTTGGGAGTTGTTTTGCTTTATCGTCTGCCGCTTCCGGCAGGGTTGATACTTCACCGCTTTCTGTCGCGATTACTATTTCACTCATCAGATTGCTCCATTTGTTTTGCAAGGTCCTTGATATAACCCTCTGCGACGGACAGACCCCGAATTTCCCCGCAGAGTTTTTGATACTCGGAAAAGTCCTTAGCCGCTCCATTGGCTAAGGCTTCTGATAACTGCTCCCTTTTACCCCAGATGTTCTTGAGGATAATCTCCATTGTTTTGTCCATTACTCACCTTTTGTCGGTTTATTAACATTTTGCTGGTGTTGCATGTGTTGTAGACGAAGCGTTGCTTGATCCTTGGCAATCTGTGAACCAAGGCGTACACCCTCAGTCTCATTGCGGGCTTCAAGTTCTGCTTTGTCCTTAGCGGTTTTAGCGCCAATTTGCATACCAGCGATCTCTTTTTGCGCGTCAATACGTGCCTCATCGATACGGATTTGGTCAGCTTTAGCGGCTGCGTCCACATGATCTTTGACTTTCTTGCGTTCCAGTTCACCCTTTTTGATCTCCAGCTCTTGCAGTTGCATCTGGACGATTGGGTCTTGCTGTGCCTGTTGGGCTTGTTGCTGAGCAGCTTGAGCTTGGTTGGCTTGCAGAAGTTTCTGTGCGCCAGCAGCGGCCAGACGAGATACTTGAATTTCCATATCTTTGTCCATTGGCTCGTCGTCTTTGTCGGTATACGGAAGTGGTACACCAATTTGTTCTTCGAGTTTCTGACGGTAAGCGAACGCGATATGCTCGTTCAAATGCGCCATCATTGCCTGTTGGATCATCGGAGCTTGTGGGTTTTGGCCCATCAGTTGCGCCAGCTTTGGATCTTGCATAGCTGCCATGTGTACAGCGATATGGGCTTCGTGGTCTTGGTACATGAAAGCTTTGACCGGCTTCATATTCAAAACGGCCATATTCTCGAACACAGGGTCGCGTGGCTTCTCATCAGCTTCGGTTGGGATTAGCTTACCGATGTTCTTGATGCCCAGTACTTCCAACATCTGCTTGTGGAGTTCTGGCAGGTCATAGATTTGCGGAGCGCCTTGGGCCATTTGCATGACTGCTTGGTACTGCACAACCTTTTGTGACATGGTTGCTGCGTTAGGATCACTGACCGGAATGACATCCACCGAATCGTAGTCCGACTGTTTTACCCGACGGTTACCTTCAACTGGGTCATAGTCATACGACGTTGGGGTGTAGTCCCGAATGATGCCTTTCAACAGCTTGAACTCTTGACGCATCGAGTAGTGAATGCGGGCCTGAACAGCCGACATCACTTTCAGTGTACGTTCCAGAATTGCCAGCGTTGTACCAACAGGAGCATTGGCGGACATATCCGAGACTTGCAAATCAGCGGCACCAGCGAAGCGACGGCCTTCTTCGATGATCTGATTCAACAATGCCAACAGAACTTGTGACGGCTCTTTGTACGGCAGGGGCAGAATATTATCGCGGATTGAACCTGAAGCTACATCAACATCGCGGAACTCGCCCGGAGCGATTGGGGTATCGTCGCCCTTGATCCGAAGACCTTTAGACTTCATACCGCCCGGAAGATTGGCCAGCGTACCAGCATCTACCAATTGACGAATAATCGACGTACCAGACTTGGCAAACGCGCCAATCAGATGGATCAAACCAAAGCAATAAAAGCCAAAGCCCGGAATGTAGCCGTAGTGTACGAAGTGGTTCCGTTTGGTTTTGAGCGAGACAGTAGGCTCAACGTCCATACTTTCTTCGTCGTCTTTGTTCCAATTGCGTCGGATGGCCAGAACGGTGGTGGTACCCTTCTCGATGGTGACGATATATGGCAGTGCTATACCCGTCGTGTTTCCATGCTTATCTGTGTCCTCAAAGCCAGCCAAGTCCAAGTCAACATGCATTTCAAGCAACTTGTACCGGTTGTCGGAGGTCGCACGGAAGCCCATCTTCTCAGCGATTTTCTTCTCTACTTCGTCCAGAGAATCACTTGGCTCATCCATATCGATGTCGCGATAGAAGCCTGAAACTTGCAGACGACGCAGTTCATTCTTGGTCTTACGCATCACATGAGTAATACGCTCCGCAGTCTCCAAAGAGGATGCGCCATACGGGACCACAATATCTTCAGCAGGGACGAAGATTGACACCTGACGGTTAAGGCCCGGGTCGAAGTACACTTTCTTAAACGCATTACCGGACAAGCCCAAGCCCCACAACATACGCTCATGCTCAGGGCGATACTCAACCATTTTTTCGGTCAACTGATAGTTCATGTCATCACGGACACGTTCAGCGGCTTCTGCTTTCTCGGGGGTTTCTTTACCGATGATAGCGACCTTAACCGGACCAGCGGCGG